TTCTGAAAGATCAAACTTTGTTAAAGATGGAAAAGTCCAACCAAACAAATCAACAAAAGTATCTTCCTCTGGAGTTGCAGCTAAAATGGTAGTAGATAAAGAGTCGAGTGCGTTTATCAGTTCTTTGATTCTCGAATTCATAATGTATTTCCTTATATGTGTTAAATAAATATATCAAATGTAAGGAGTGGGCTGCAAATTTTTTTGCAGGTCTTCCTGACCATCAAAAAGTCCCTCAAGGTATTTGTTGAAGTATCTATCTCAGAATTACTGGCATCTACAAGTGCATATTTAACTTTCTCGTTCCCTACGAAACCGCTCAAGTTCGCTCTCCCGCACCCGGTATCCTTTTTTCAAGGCGGCAGGAAACGAGCGCAACTCGCCGGACTGGATCAGGGCATAGACCGTGGACCGACTGACGCCGCCATCTCTACCTCCCGCTATTCCAAGATCCACGGCCCGTCAGGCCCACCCGGAAATCCAAAATGGACGGCATGGCCCCCGGTGTGGAGGGGGCTGGCCGTTCTGCCTTTGTTTCGTTGTTCTCGATCCTTTGCGGCCGGGGGAGCAAATCCAGGCAGGGCTTCCACAGCACGCTGCACAGGGCCTCGTGGTACACAAGGGTGTCCCAGTAATGGTTCGGGCGCGATCCCTTCTGCTCCCAGGACACGCGGCCTTTGTCGTCGCGCACTTTCTTTTCGGACGTGAGCTGGCGCAGGAAGTCCTCGCCGGTTTCGGCATGGAAGTGGATCGGCCGGCCTGTCTCCGGATCGTTGAGCCGCTCGTCCACCATGTCCTTGAAGTGGCTGGTGTCGAGGGTGCGCAGCTCGATGACGTGGGCGAGTTTGCGACCGCTTTTGGGCAGCACGTCCACCTCGCTGCGGGCGATGGGTTTCTGCATGGCCTTCGAGGAGCCCTTGAGGCCGAACATGCGGCCGCGGCGCTTGGGGTCCTGGAGCCACAGGTAGGCCTCTTCGGTGCGCGACCAGACGCCGTCCTCGCCCTGGCCGCCGCCGGTATCGAGGCCGCCGCGCCAGATTCCCATCCGCCCGCCGCCTATAAGGGGCCAGGTGGTGGCTTCGATCGTTTCCAGATCGGCCCAGGTCGATACCTCGCCGTAATCGATCAGCCACGAGCGGCGCACCGGCCGCACGGCATGGGCCAGCACGGAATAGACAAAGGAGCGCTGCTGCATGTCCGCGACCAGGGTCAGGGCCATGACGCCCTCGGGCACGGTCCCGGGCGGAAGGGCCGGGTCTATCAGCTCCCGCAGCCTGTCTTCCACCGGATCCCGGACCACGTCTTCCCACGGAAGGGAACAAATCTGCGTCACATAGTGCTGTTTCTTGACCTTGCTGGTCTTGGCCTGCAGCGCGGCCGCGGCGCATTCGGACAGGCTGACGAACCGGCTGTTCCAGGCCGGCAGGTGAAAGCCGACCGAAGTCGGTGCGGGCACGTCGTGCCGGGCCCGCCACTCTCCGCCGGCCACAGCCTGGTTGCGCAGCCGGTCGTCCCACTCGGAACCGCAGTCCTCGCAGACATAGCGGGCGGCCCGGGTCCGGACGAGTTCCTTGGGATCTTCGATGCCCCGGGCGCTGATCTGTTCCGCCTTCATGAGCTGGAAAGAACCGCACAAGGGATGCGGACAGCGGACGTAATAGTCGAAGACCACGTCGGACTCGTGCTCCACAGCCTGCCAGATCGTGCCGTCCGGCCCGGTCACGGTGCACATTTTGATGATCAGGCAGGTGTTGGCGTAGGACCGGGCGCGCTCCTCGATGAGCGAGATCGGGGAGGCCTCTTTGCCGGCGAAGTCGCCGTACTTGTCCGTCTCGTCCTCGACGATGAAGCGGATGGAATCCGAGGCGATGGAGGAGACGGACTTGGCGCTGGCCAGGACCAGGTCGAAGCCGTTGGCCAGCTTCACGCCGGAATAGCCCATGTCCCTGGCCCGGCCGGTGAGCAGGCCGCGCAGGCGCTCGGTTTTTCTGAAGAGCGGCTCCAGACGCTTCTCGTAGGACTTTTTCGAGGCGTCTTCGTCGGGCATGATCCACATGGCCGGAGCCGGATGGCAGTCCGCCGCCCAGCCCAGGAAGTTGAGGCCGATCTGCGTCTTGCCGGACTGGGGCACCCAGCAGAAGTTCGCCCGGCGCACGGACGGCCAGGCCAGGACCTGCATGGGGAAGGTCAGGTAGGGCGTGTAGTCGTTGCGCCATGGACGGCCGGCCCGCTCGCCGGCGAAGACGGTGCGGTATTTTTCGGCCCATTCGGCCGGATCGGCGGCCGACGGCGGTTCGCAGACGCGGCGCTCGGCGGCGCGCAAGGAAAATTTAACGGGGTAGGTCATCGTTTGCCGTCGTGTCGGGGCCCTTGAAGCCGGCTAGAAAATCGTTGATGTCGTCCTCGGTCATCTTCACCTCGAACTCGTGCGCCTTGGCGAATTGGGCCAGGAAGGACCGGAACTCTCGCTGGAAGTAGGCCTTGGCCTCGCCGATCCTGGCCGGGTCGCCCCGGACGATCTCCACCACGTCCCCGGCCGCGGCCGAGGCCAGGGATTCCAGCCCCTCGCGCAGCCGCTGCCAGCGTCCGGCCAGGGCCAGAGTGTGGTCGGCCACGTGCACATATTTGCGGCGTTCCTTCTGGAGGAGGAATTCCGAACGCCGGGCCTGAGCCGTTTCCCGCGCCGTCTTGGCCGCGATCAGGTCCTTGTTGAGGTCGCCGGTGTCGCCGGCAGGGGCGGAAAGGGACGGCAGGTGCGCCTCGGCGTATTTCCGGACGGCGGTCAGGGAATAGCGGCCGTCGCGGTCGGGCTTGAGGAACCCGGCCTTGACATGGTTGTAGATGGTCCGGCGCGTGACCTTGTAGAGCCCCGTCTCCAGGACATAGGCCGCCACTTCGGCCGGGGAGGCGAAGGTGGTCTTGCTCACGATCTGCCTCCTATCTTCCCGGCCACCAGCCGTCAGGCCGCACCGGAAGGTCCACGAATTTGATGTAGGCAAGGCCGGCGTCGCCGAAGAGCAGTCGGCTGGTCCGACGGAGCCGTTCCTCGTTTTGCCTGTCCCAGCCGGGCGGGTAGCGCAGGGCCATGCCGCCCCCGGGCGTGGCCACGGCAAAGAGGTCCGGGGTGGTGCGTAGGAGCAGGGACAGTTCCAGGGTCTGGTCGCGCAGGGGCCCGTCGCCTAGCTCGCGGCGCATCCACTCCTCGGCCTCCGCGATGGTGCGCGGCCGGCCGGCGTTTACGGGGGCGGCGGCCGGATCCGGCTTTGGGGCCGGTTCGTTTAACGGTTCAGGCTTTTTGTTTACCGGCGGGGCGGTCATGACCTGGCGCAGGGCCTGGGGCAGGCAGGCCAGTACCCAGGACCGGAGGTCATGGCCGGCAGCCACGTAAACCCCGACGTCCTTGCCTTCGGGGATGGGACAGCGCACATGGTTTCGCGGGAACTGCTCCACCCACCACCCCCAGGTATTTTTCCCGCCGGCCTCGTCGGAGTCCAAGGCGTTGATGATCAGCGAGGCCTCGCGCAGCAGGGGGAAGGCGTCCTTGTCCGGCCGGTTGGACGCTGCTCCCAGGGGGATGGCTCCGACAAGATCGCCGGCTTCCTGGACCACAAGCATAGCGTCGTATTCGGTCTCGACCAGCACGAACACCCGGCGCTCGGGCCGAAGGATCCAGGTCCGCTGGCAGCCGCCGGGCACTTGCAGGTACTTCGCCTCCTTCTCGTCCGCCGCGAGGACCTCGTCCGGTTGCCGGATTTTGAGCCGCCAGACCGTGTCCCCGACGATGGTCGGGATAACCCAGCCCCTGGCCAGCCGCAGATGCCGCCACTGGCCGTTCGGCTTCTTCTCCGCCGGCATGCCCCAGGCCTGTTTGGGGCGGAAATAGTCCCTGGGGTTCCAGCCGAGGTGGAATTCCCGGATGGTGGCCTCGGTCAGACCCCGGCCGAGGAGATAATCCAGGGCCCGGGTGTTTTCCGGGGCGAAGAGCTGCTCGTGGGCGTAATCCACGAACTTCCGGGCCCGGGCCGCCCAGGTCTCCCCGGCCGCCGGCGGATCACCGGGCGTGAAACGCGGAGCCGCGGCCGCCGGCCGTGGCAGGGCAGGGGCCTCGTAGCCGCGTCCGGTCGCCCGCTTCTCCAGGCCGCCCAGGTAGCGGCGCGAGAACTCCACAAACCCGTCGCTGTCGTTCATGTTGTGCAGCCGGGCGAACAGCCGGCACAGGTCCCCGCGCTCATCGCAGCCGTAGCAGCGGTACCAGTCCTCGGCGTAGCAGTAGTAAAACGAGGGCTGGCTGTCGGCGTGGAACGGACACAGGACCTGGAGCCGGCCCTTGGCCGCGTCCTTGGCGCCAGGAAGGAGCGTCAGGGCGATGTCCCGGCGCTCCGAAGGGGACAGTTTCTTTTCGGCTATGCCCATGAGGACCTCCTTCCCCTCGGCAAGCCACAAGGGAGCATCTGCCTGGAAAATGGGTGAGTCAGGGAGCTTTTCAGGGAACGCTTTTTGGCGTCATTGCTGGATAAGGGAGAATAGGGAGCTTTTTTCGCGCATACTCTTCTACATGGGATACTTCTTTTGAAGAGGCGTTCTTTCTCCTGTGTGCGTGGTAAATACTCCCTATTCTCCCTGTTATAGTAAAAAGAGTAGGTAACTACCTTAAAGATAATAAAAATTAAGAAGGGAGCTTTTAGGGAGGAGCCAGGGAGCATTTATAAATTCTCCCATCCGACGCATCGGTCGGCGTTGAATTCAGTCTTGATTTCGACGTCCAACCAGTAGTGATTACTTATCTTTGCCTTCTGGAGCCCTCGACTGGTCAACTCTTTACTGAACTTGATGCTGGACCAGGGCTTGAGGCCGTTGGCCTTGGCCCACTTCTCGTAGTGCTCGTAAAGCTCGGCGCACTGGATCTTGCTGCCCACGATCCGAACGCACTCCTCGGAGAGGAACCGGCCGAGGATGTCCACGTCGCCGCGGTATTCGTCCGTGTCGGCCAGGACACGGGGCGGCGGCTTCAGGCCGTCGCGTTGCCACTCCAGGCAGCCCTCCACCAACCACCGCAGGATCCCCTCCAGCTCCGCTTCCAGCTTGGCAGGCAGATGTACGTCGATCGGGTGCTCGTTTGGCAGGTGGGGATTTTCAACGAACCGCTCCAGGAACTTGATGAGCAGGCAGCGGGACCAGAAGCCCTGGTCCGAAGCCGGGGCGCTTGGGCGTTCGTTGGTCAGCAGGAACAGGGTGTGGTTCGGCTGGATCTCGATCATCATGCCCTGGAGAGGGCGGCCCTTGAGGGTGTCACCGCCGGTCATGAGCTTCACGGCCGAAGAGGAAAACCGCCGGTTCTCATCCGTCTCCGACGCCCAGATGATCCGCTTACCCATGAGGTCCACAATGTCCGGGCTGGCCGAACCAGAGGAACGGGACCGGCCCTGGTCTAGGAGCATTTCGGCCATGATCGGCCCGGCCAGAGGCCCCAGGACTTTCTTGATCGTTTCGATGAGCGTGCCCTTGCCGTTACGCGACCGGCCCCAGAACACGAAAAATTTGTGGTGGATCGTCAAGCCGGTGATCGCATACCCGAGGATACGTTTGAGAAACGCCACCATTTCCCCGTCTCCCCCCATGATCTGGGAAAGGAAATGCTCCCATTGCGGACACGTCGCGTTCTCGCGGTAGGCGACCGGGGCCCCGCCTCGGAGGTATTCGGACGGGTGCCCGGGCATGAGGCGGCCGGTCTTGAGATCCACAGCCCCGTTGGCAACCGGCAGGAGCCAGGGAGACCGGTCCCAAGGAGGCGCATCCCGGCCGGCGGCGGCCAGGGTGAGCAGGCTTTTGCGGGTGCGGCTGCTGTTGAGCTGCTTGGCCATCTTCCAGAGGGACTTGGCCCGATCCTCGGCAATGGCCGTGCCCTCTTCATCGCCTTCCTTCTTGACCTGACGAAAGACGCTCCATTGCCGGGTCGACTCGGCGCGTAGGACGTCGACCACGCCGTCGATGGACTCCAGGACGCGGTAGGATCTATCCGGGTTCCAGTGATGGCCGTCCCACCAGTGCCAGCCGAGATCCGGATCGGGACAGAACAGCCGCTTTTGCTTGTAGGCATCCGGCGAGGTCGAGCCATTCCAGGTCATGTACAGCCGGCGGAAGATTTCAGCCGCGCCGCGTTCACCATCGTCCGCGCAGGTGACCAGGAATTCCGGCGTGACGGCCGAAGGATCCGGCTTGGCCTCGGCGAACTGTTTTTCCTCGGCCTCGCGTCGGCTGCGCATCTTGACCTCGATGTTCTCGAGATCGTCCCGCTTGCGTCCTGCCATCAGCGCAACACCGTCGATTTATTGACAGACCGGCTGAAGATGAAAAAATGAACCGAGTTTTGAGAAAACGTATTTCGCGAAAAGTCGCGGCTCTGCCGACCCGCTTG